GCAAATATACATAAAAAAAGAAAAAGAATAAAAGCTGGTAGTGGAGAGAAGATGAGAAAAAAAGGTGCAAAAGGCGCACCTACAGCTAAAAACTTTAGAAGAGCGAAACAAACAGTTAAAAGATAATGTCAGATAGACTTTTTAGGATAAGAAGAAAGATGGCTAAAAAAAGAGACCCTAAAGTTGGAACAGGAAAGAAACCAAAAGGTTCTGGTAGACGCTTATACACAGATGAGAACCCAAAAGACACAGTCGGTATCAAGTTTGCCACAGAAGCAGACGCAAGAGCTACGGTTGCAAAAGTTAAGAAAGTCAGTAAACCTTTTGCGAGAAAGATACAGATCCTTACAGTTGGTGAGCAAAGAGCAAAGGTGATGGGTAAGAATAAAGTTGCCAGTATATTTAAAAGAGGCAAAGAAAGTATAAGAAAGGCACATAAAAAATGATGTGGTTTTGGTTAAGTTTATCTAAGTTTTTTAATAAAATTGGAAACTATTTTTATCACAAACATGTTATGTGTGTTAAAACAAAGACAAGGGAGTCAGTAAATGGACATACAAAAACTGCGACAAGAAATAGAGGCAGACGAGGGAAACGTAAATGAAATCTATTTGGATCACCTCGGTTTGCCTACTTTTGGGATTGGTCATCTGGTCCGTGATACTGACCCAGAATATGGACAAGATGTAGGAACTCCTGTAAGTGAAGAGCGTGTAAATAGTTGTTTTGACAGTGATATACAAGGAACTATAACAGACTGTAAGAATTTATTTGGTAATTTTGATGATCTGCCAGAAGAGGCACAATTAATTTTATGTAATATGATGTACAATTTGGGGTACACAAGACTAAGTAAATTTAGTAAACTTAGAGCAAGTATATCAATTATGGATTTTACTGAGAGTGCAAATCAGATGTATGACTCGAAATGGAGAACACAAGTGCCTAACAGAGCAGAGCGATTAATAAATAGAATGAAAGCATTAGGAGCGTAATATGTTACCAGCAATATTAGGATTAGCAGGTTCCTCACTGGCCTCAGCAGGCTTGCTCGGAACAACACTTGCGGCATCACCCTTTCTTGCGAGTGCAATAGGAAGTGGTATAGGTTCTTTATTACAAGGGGGAACAACAGATGATGCACTTGAAGCTGCTATATTAGGTGGTGTTGGTGGAGCTATAGGTGGACAAATGGGTGGAGCAGGAAGTGATGCAACAAAGTTTGCAAGCGCAGATCTCGCTGCTAAAACTGCCCCAAAATTTACTAGTGATTTAACTAAATTAGCAGGACCACAAACATTTGCAGAACAAATGGCAGCGAATAAAGCATTAGGTAGTTCGTTAAGCTCTGCTATGAGTGCGCAAACGCCAAGTTTTCTTAGTCAATTAGGCTCGCCAACAGCTATTGGCGCAGGTTTAGGCGCATCTTTTGCCGCCCCTCCTCCCATGAAGAAAGTAGAAGATGACTTTGTTGCACCAAGAGGCAAGCCTATATCTGGTGATGTAAGAAAAATGCCTGATGATTATGATCCGGGTAAAGATCCAGAGTTTGATTTTGGCTTTCAAAGAAACTTCCAAGAAGGAGGTCTGGTGGCCTTAGGTAAAGAAATGGAAGGCGAGGGTCAAATGAATGACAAAGAGCTTATCAGTGCGGCTGTAGAGGCTATTAAAGGCACATCTGAGAACCCAGAGGTGATATTAGGTCAGTTCTTAGCAAAGTTTGGTGAAGATGCGTTAAGAGATCTAGTTGATAAAGTGCAGTCTGGTCAGTTTGACGAAAACACTGGTGAGGGCGATGGTATGGTAAAAGGCATGGGTGATGGTATGGATGA